CGCGACGCCAATACCTGCGACGGTTTCCTGTTTGACACCACGCCAAAATCCGCCGTCAGCCATTGCCCAGCAGCAACCACTTTTAGATCTTACCGTCCTTGCCCACGAGTCAATTTACGACCGTGATTAGGCAAGGAATGTTTTCCATTTCCCTGTCGTGTGCGCTTGGGAGGACGCGGAATGCGCTGAATAGCTTTGACGCCAACCTTACTCTTGACCGCCATGATTACGTCCAGGTGCCGCCAGAACTGTTAGAGCCAGATGCGCCAAGGGCGCTGAACGTAATGTAACTGCCGATTGCCGTGGTGTAGGCACCACCGGGAGCAGCACTCAGTTCATACTGCGGGATGAAGGTCCCGCCTGCGTTAACGGAAACAGTGCCACTGATACGCACGGTGACAGCACGAGCAGCATCGGTGATGGCAGCAGTGATGACAGTAGAAGCACCCGTGGCGATGTAGTTATGGGTTGTCAGGGCTGCTGTTTGCCCAGTGAACGCTGCGGCGTTAGCACTTTGCGCGAGGTAGCCAATGTTATTTAGCGTTGCAGTGCCGCCGAACAACAGGGCAACGGTGTGCGATGTGGTGCCAGCTGATTTTGAAATGGCAAAGACGCCTTCGATTTCGTAAACCGTGCTGGCGGCAAGTGTGACACCAACGCCAAAAATGGATTGGGCTGTGGTGACGTTGGCACCAGCTACAGCCGAGTCAAGGCGATAATAAAAAAGAGGTTTGATTAGATCTGCAACGGTAATCTTCTTATTCTGGTTTTCTGTCAGAGCTTCGGAGACATCAATAATGGGCAGCACATCATCACTGGCCGGAGCTGAGAGTGCCGTTAGCGCGGAAGTCTTGCGTGATGCCATGATGGTTGTTGATGGTGGTTAGTGAGTAGGACTAATCAGCAAGCCATCAGCACGCAAGGCACGCAATAGCTGCCATCGGCATAAGTTTCGCTGACGTGAGTTGAAGTCACCTTGGCAATGGTCTTGTTCCGCACAATGTCGTCGTCCTGAGGCTTGGCAGTGCCATCGCCAGCGGACATCAGTAGATCGCCGCGCTGCACCGTGACGCCTTCTGCAATTCGGATAATCATGTCACCCGTCATTGCGACAAAGAAGTCCAGAGGACCGTCTTCATCAAACGACGTGGAGACGAATACGCCAGCCACATTGGGATCACCTTCAACGTCGCTCACCTTGGTTTTGTTGAGCTGTTCGTTGTCTTCCTCGCCCCACTGGCACATCTCGTCCAAGTTGGACATGACGGTGCCTTTAAGGATATCGGACGGGTCTTCGTCGTTGAGAAGTTGAGACCAGCGGGCGAGGTGACCGCCGCCGTAGGTGACGGTTGTACCAGAGACGGAAATCGTACCTTCTGTTGTATTGGCCTGTCTAAATTGAATTAGCCTGCCATCACTTACTTGTCGGTTAAATACGCCAAGAGCAGTTGCATCTGTTGCTTCTCTATTAACAACAACAATTACCGCTTGTGTCTCTGTTGATGTTAAATTACCAAACCAGATATTATTTTGCGTGGTTGATACCGCATCACCATCGCCAAGAACAATATCGCCATTGTTTTTAATGGTCATTCTTGCCGTCGGGCTGCTTGCTCCGTCGGCGGTGGTGCTGAAGACTAATCGCGTTGGTTTATCACCATCGGCATAATCTCCATCGGCTGTTGCCGCGATAGTCGCACAATGCTCATAAGCTGTTGAGTCGTTGCTAAAAAAACGAATTTCACCAACGTTATTGTCCGCAACGATTGAAGTATCATTACGAGCTAAGACAAGAACAGTGCTAACAGTATCAACGATTTGTACCGGTCCAGTTGCACTAGGCGCACTAGATGCACCCACCAACAGCCTGCCCGAGCTATCAACAGTCGCCCGCTGAGTGCCACCCGTGCTGATGGCGACCTGATCAGCGCCAGGACTATAGATGCCGGTGTTGGTATCGCCGTTGAACCGGATTGCTGGTGTGGTGGCAGAACCTAGGTCAATCGAGCCATCCGCATAGCCAAAAGTGATCCAGCTTGCGTTTGACCCATCACGCCGCTTGATCGTGGTCGGGCTGGTCGAAGTATCAAACCACTCCTCGTACGCATAGGTGGTCGTTGGCGCTGTTGCGTTGCTATTCCCTGTGACGATTGCAGCCAGCGCATCATTGAGATCAGCACGGACGGCAGCGCCGGAGCCGTTAGCGATCACATAGTCGTGGGTTGCCATGCTTCAGTCCGCTTGGGACACTATCTGTTCCATTTTAAACCGCTCTGCCATAACCAACAGCAGACCATTGGAAATTACGGTTCACAGCAGCACCAGCCGAATTGCGGAAGGTCACGTCGAAGCCGGTGCTCGCCACGTTGGTCACCACGAAAAAGTCACCTGTCGCAAGGTTCTGCGCCGTGATGCCGATGCTGGGCAGATACGTGTTCGCACCACCAAGGCTGGCCGTTCCAACAAAGAAAGCTTTGTCAAACGCCACAGACTTCGTGCCAGCACCACTGGCCACCGTGCCGACGCTGTTTTCCTGACGCCGCTGGAAGGTGGCCTCGTAGCCAAGCTGGTCGATCAGGATGTTTTGGTCGATGGCTTCGCTTTCTAGTTCGGCCTTGAACTGGAAGCCGCGCCCAGTGAAGGTGCCATTGACAAACTCCTTCCAGTCACTCCAAGTGGGCGTGGTGCTGTCTTCTGTGTAGAGGAAGCTGTCGCCGTCATCAGTTTCAAGCGCCATGAAATCGCCGTCTTCCATCAGCAAGAATTGCTCTGCAGGGCTGCTGGTCGTCGTTCGGACGTACAAAGCGGCATTGACTTTGGCAGTTGCAGCGCCGTCAAAATCATCCCAAGTATCAATCTCAGCTAATCGCGCATCGATCAGATCACTGGTGTAAAGGCCACGGGTGATGAAGTAACGGGAGAGATCCAGGCTAAATGCAGAGCCAAGATCCAAAGGATTGGCGAAGTTGTAGGTGCCCATGGTGAACACGTCGCCTGTGATGTCAAAGTTGACGATGGCATCGACATCAGCCTCGGAATCAAACAAAGCCAAGCCGTCAATCATCAGCGCGTCATATTCGTCGCTGTAAAAAACGTCTGTCTTGATTCCTTGGAACGGCGGAGTATCCGAATCCTCACGGCGAGATTGGATCAGTAACGGACCTAGCGTGTTTGGAAGGTCAATAACAACGCTTCTGGCGTCAAGACACTCGCGTCCACCATCATCGACAAACTTGACAAGGATCTCTCCTTCGATCAAAGGAACGATGGCTTCTGTCTGATTGCCAGACTTGGCTTTGATGAGATCAACGGAGTTTGCCCAGGTGCCGGTGCCATCTGTTTTGTTGCTGTGGCGGATGCGGACCTTGCCGCCAACGCGCACGTCCAAATCTGTGGACTGCTTCCAGCGCAAACGGCCAGAGTTTGCATTGATGGCCTCAAAACTCAAACCTTGAACATTGGCAGGCCGAGCAGTTTTGCCGATCAGCGTGAATTGGGCAGTGGCAACAACGCTGCTCTTGCCAAGGTTGTTCAGCGCACGGATCTGAACATAAAGCACACCATCTTTCAGCTGTTCGATCCGAAGTGATGGCGCAGTTGGATTTTCGGTGATCCAGTTATTGCTATTGAGGCGATATTGAACGCGGAAACTGGAGACGTTGGTGACAGGGCTTGTCCATGACAAATCAAAACCAGTGAAGACGTTTTGACCAGACTGGTACAGAAACTCACTGCCTCGGATGTTTCTGACTGGTGCAGGCGTTGCCGTCAGATTTGTGATGTCACGTCGCTTGATCTTTGTGTTGTTGTCAACAGCGGAGTAGATGGTGCTGTTGTACGCAACTGCGGTGACGCCATAAATCCCATCATCTGCTTCGGCAACATTTAAAACACGGAACTGCTGAGACTGAATGTCACTGGTCTGAATTAGCCATACCGACTGGGCATTAGGTGCCTGGCTGAACGCTGAACTAACAGTGATGTCGCGACCGCTAATGCTGGAGATGGTTTTGGTTTCCACCAAGCCATTGGGCAGGATGACAGAGAGTCGTGGTGACAGACCCAAGTTGACAGACAGATTGCTGCTTGAATCAACCGTGACCACCGTTGTCGTAGCTGAACTGATGCGACCGCTGCGGCGTGTGCCAGAACGCGTGGGATCAGTAATGTCAATCACCATCCCTGGACGCAGGATGATGCCGCTATCAATCGAAATTGAGAAGGTGACGGTCTCGGTCAGATTTTGTTCGCTCAGCAGTGCCCAGCGGCCTGCACGTTGCGCTTGACCTTGGCTGTAGCAGCCCAGAGCTTTGATATCCTTGTTGATGACGCCGTACTTATCAACAGCATCAGGCAGTTCGACGTATTCGTATTCAACTTCGCCCAGTGACTCGTAGGTCTGATAAGCAACTGTTGCGGTGGTGTGGCGTGACTTTTGACTGGTTCCTGAATAAGTAAAAAAGCCATCAACCACGTTGGTTGGACCAATTAGATATTGGCTGTCGACTGGTTTGTCCTGAGTGACGACCAAACTGCCAGCGCCGTAATAGGCAATGCCTCGGAACAGGCTTACCATTTCTTGGATGACGTTATAAACCTCATCGCGTGAATTGAGCAGCAAGTTACAAGAGAAACGCGGCTCAACTCCACCACCGCCATCGCTGACCAGTTCGTTGCAGTATTGGCTGATTGCGTAAAAGTCATATTTATCGAGACTGCTTGATGGGATGCCTGCTCCATAGCGTGTTGAAGTCAGCAGATCCCACAAACACCAAGCTGGATCGGAACACCACGTTGCAGCGCCGAAGGTGCCATCCCACACGCCGGAATAGGTGACACGCCCTAGGTAGGTAGTGGTATCGACAGTGGCGTTAGATGGAAGGCGTATCTTGAGGCCACGGATCAGATATTTGCGACTCGGAACATTGTTGAAATCACGCGCATCAAAACGCAGGCCAACAAGTGCTGAGTTGGGATAGCGGAATTTTTCGTTGAGAATCTCGGTATAGCTTGACCAGAATGTGCGGTTCTGATTTTTAGAACCAGTTTCATCAACGCTCAGTCTTGTGACGCGAATATCAACAGGAAAAGCCCCATCAAGCTTGATTTCGTAATCCCGCTGATACAGACCAGAAGTCTTGCCTTCAATCTTGGTGTAGGCAATCACATCGGTATAACCACCACCGTTGTATTGAACGCTGAATTTAAGATCAACGCTATTGCCAACAATGTCGCCGTCGTTTGTAACAATTAACAGTGAAGGGATGTTAATGGTAACACGAACAACATCGACATCTGTGTCTGTAATTGTCCGGGTGATTGGAGTGTTATAAAGAAGTTCAACACCAACAGCGGTTTCTGTTTGTGTGCCACCACTGGGCGAAATAATTGCCGCTTGCGATTGTGTGCCGTAACGGGCAGACACCGTGTAATTCTTGAAGTTAGGCTTACCCGATTCGTCTTCAATCGGCGTTCCGTCTAGGTAAATACCTTGCGAGCCATTTTCAAGCCCTTGAATTTCACCTTCACATAAAAGATCAAGGACACTGGCGTACTGAACTGACTGCAGCGAATCGTCCTGCTCTGTCGGTGTACGTGGCTGACCTCCACCACCGCCACCGCCTTTACCGCCACCACCACCGCCGCCGCCAGCGCCTTGGAGAAAATGCTGTTCCATCAGTTTTTGTCAAACATGGCGGACCTTACCGCTTCGACTGCAGCAAAGTTTGAAGTACTGCTATTACCCGTCCAAACCACATCCAAGCCGCTGGAGATCACGGCAGAACCAACAAAGCAGCGGCCATAGCAAATAGGCACCGGCAAGCCTTGCTGGGCAGTATTGACAATGCCGCTGAAGCTGAAGGATTCAAGCCGTGCCGCTTCCTTGCCACGTTCCAAGGACGACATTTGAGGTGTTGGTGAAATGGCTTGTGCTATGCCGCCAGCACCTAAAGCCAATCCCACAAAGCCAATAGCACTTGCTGCGGCTCCTGAAATCAAGCCCATGGCCGCTCCACCAGCAGCCACACCACCCATGCCTCCAAGGCCAGCACCTAAACCAAGAAAGCCACCAGCCGCTGGTCCAGCCACAATGGCCAACGCAATCAAGCCAATACCAAGACCAATTTGACCAGCATTACCACCAGCACCACTGATAACGGGCGCAATGCTGAATACGTCCCGCGATGACCACGGATAAGCCAGCTCATGAACGTTTGCATCTTGGATTTTTTCCTTGCCGACCATTACGCGAAAGCTGACACCATCGCGCTCGTTATCCAGCAACCACTGCTCCAAGCCAGGAAAATTGACGATCAGCGCCTTCAACGCCTCAACAGGCGTCGCCACGTCAAACTCAAAACGGCATTGCCCCAGCCGTTCACGCAGGGCGCCGTAGACCTTAACGACTTTCATGCCGTAGGACCAGGGCGGTGTTCTTCCAATAGTAACCGCCGTACACGTCTCGGCTAGAAAGTCGTCCCTGTGAGTGATGCAGGATCATCTGATCGCCAAGGTAGATCGCCGCATGATTTGGCAACGACGAGCTGAGTTGCATCAAGATGGCATCGCCCCACTGAAGATCAGCTTGCGGCACAGCGCGGAAGCCTTCTTTGGCAAAGTTGTCTAGGTATAAATTCTCACCACGGAGCCAGAAGCGATCACGGCGCTGGTAGTCGCGCAAATCCAATTTCATCTCACGTTTGTACCAATCACGGCACAGGCTGTAACAATCAACCAGCCCGAAAACAAACTCCCGACCGACATACGGAAGCTCAAAACCTTTTGGTTCGCAGTAGCCCCACTGTTCTGTTTGTGGGTTGACGATGTGCCAAGGTAACAGTGATTTCTCGCAAGCCACCTGATCGGCCTGTGAAGGCGCATGATTGGTGGTCGGGTGGCTATGGATTACCGCGACAATTTCGCCTTTGTCTTCAATTTCCGCATACTGCAAAGGATCAAGGACGAAATGCTCGCTTGGCGTTTCAGCCAGATTCCGGCAGGCAAAGTAACGCTTCCGGCCTTTGACGACAGCAACCAAACCGCAAGATTCTTTCGGAAACTCATCCCGTGCGTGCTGTAACGCTTCTTCTTTGATTGCGTCGGGCAGTTTCATTGGGTCAAGCCAACGCCAGGGAAGGATCCAAATGGCAGTTCTGCTGTGGCGCCGAAGCGCAGTTTGCAAGATTCAACTCGCTTTCCGCAAACATCACTGGCAAGAGAGCTGACGGAATTATCGTTCGCATCCCAGTAATTGCTTCCGGTATAGCCGCACTCTGCGCTGCGATAGTTCCACTGACAAACATTGGCAATTAGTTGTCGCTTGGGCAGCATCATGCCCGCCATGTCAAACTTGCTCGCCAGCTCAAATGAAACTGCATCACGGCTTTCGGATGCCTTGCGATCAACGTACCAAATCTCATCTGGAAACTTGGCGTGAGGATCTGCAGAAGATTCACCGTCTAAAAACTTTTTGAGCGTTCTGATTCTCTTGACAGTTGCTCCACCCAGATCGTTGCCTGGCGTGGTTGCATTAACCAAGATCAGCAACGTGCTGATGGTGCTGTCGAGGTTGGCAACCGTTAAAGTCGGACGCGGCAATGAGCCAGTGTTGGTGTAATCAAAACCAGTCGCCTGAATTGGCAAACGAATGTAGCTGTTGCCATTCCATACAACGTTGCCAGTCACATTGGCATTGCAACCATTGTGCCAACGGTAAGTATCACTGCTGCCATGCAACGTCGTATTCAGCGTCAGCTCAAACAGTTCAATAATCGCGCTTGGCGCAAGTACAGAGAGATCCTCGTAGACACTGCTTACAGCCTTCCAAGTGACCGTGCCATCAACAACAGTGCTGCCAATGTCAGTAGGCCATGCAGGCTCCGTGCTGCCGCTTGTGCCAGCATCAATGCACTGAAAGACAAGACCACTGGCCTGCAGCGTTGTGGCACGCCGTACCGCACCAACCGAATACGCAGTGCTAGAAGCCCAAGAAGTGTAAGCCATTAAGGTTCAAATACTTGACGGAAAGTGGCGTTAATTGTATTCACATTTGCATACCGGAAATCACGCGACCAACTTTCAACAACCCATTTGTATGCCGTTGACTCATCCAATGGCGTCCATTCAAAACTGGCACTATCTGCAGCGCGTGCGTCAAAAAATGCTTCTATTGCATCTGAATCGCTATTGCTCTTGGCCGTCCAAGTCAGATCCCAGACACGCGGATTTTGATTCAAGCCATAGCGCAAACGCTGTTCATAGCCATCGCCAAATTGCACTTTCCGTACATTGGGTTGGCTTTTGCGTGCTGCACCGTAGTCAGGAGTAGTCCCACCGGTGCTTGTTCCAACTGTTGCGTCGTCGAAAGTAGCCATTACGAAAGCAGACCTCCAGGGCGTTTTTGCTTGATCAATTCTTGCTGGACGGCGATGCCGATTACCTTGCCAAGTGCATTGGCTTGGCTGTTGTCACCTTGAACATTAGAGCCAGTGGCATCAACGTTTACGGTGACATTACCCATGCTGCCACCCTTCATGCTCACTGGGATGCTGCGGCCATCAGGCAGCGGTACATAGGCTTCGGGACGGCTGCCTTCGCCGTAAATCGCCATCTGCGGGCTATTGGCAATGCCTCCAGCGGCATAACGACGCAGATCAATCGGTCCGTTGGCAGTCATGATACCGCCATTGGCAAAACCAAGAAAATTGCCT